GTCGCAGGCCAGCAAATTAGCCCGCACGGTCTTGTCGATGCTGGGCTTGTCCTTGACGACCGTGAGCTTCAACTGCTCAAACGTCAGGCGCTCTAGCACCCACTCGCGCATGCGCGGCGAGCGCACAGAGCCCACCAGCCCGCCGGTGGCCTCCCACACCGTTCGGGTGATGTCTTCCGACTCGGTGGTGGCGTAACGCATAGCCGCGCGGCACAACCGCACATCGACCAGCACGCCTTGGTCATTGATGCGCTCGTTGACGTGATAGTCGCCTAACTCGGTCGGCGACAGGTCGCGCAGCAGCCCGCTGATTTCGCGCATGGCCCGCACGTCTTGCTCGCAGTAGGCGATGAGGTCAACGAGGTCCTGTTCGGTGCATTTGAACGGCGGGACGCAGCACTTGCGGATGAGCGCGGCGCCGCGATGGTCCTTCTTCATCGACGCGCCCATGAAGCGCCCGATGTCTTCTAATGAGCCTGGCGCGCAGTTAGCGCGGGCCTGAGCGGCGGTGCAGTAGAACTGCTCAAGCTCAAAGTCTTTCTGCAAGACGTACCAAAAAATGAGCCGCTCGAAAGCGGCGTTGTGGGCGCGGATTTGACCGTCGTACTCGGCGACACGCGCCGGAAACGGCTGGGCCGGCGTCCACGTCTGGACGTCCTCATCGTTGAAGGCGTAGGACATGCACAGCACCTCGGTGCTGGCGTCGCGGGCGTAGTTGTAGACGCCGGCCACCTTGAGGTCGCAGTTGGACCGCGTTTCAAAATCAAGCCATAGGGGCATAGAAAAAAACGGGGCCTTTCGGCCCCGTTCTCCATCAAGTTGAGGGTTTAGCGGCGAGTGCGGCGGGCCGGCGCGGGCGCCGGTTCGTCACCCAAGTCGTCATCCTCACCCGGCTCGCGGTCGGGGCCGTTGAGCGACACCCACTCCTGCACCTCAAACACGGGCGTGTAGATGCGCCCGTAGGACTTGTGCTGGTAGTGGTCCTTCTTCAAGACCACAACCGGCACCGGCTTGCTCGGGTCTTTATCGACCTGATGGGCCAACGCGACCGCCAGTTCTTGGACGGCCTTCTTACCGCCAACCGACGTCGCGGTGAAGCGGCACTCCAGACCCGTGTCTTCGCCGGAGATGCACTTAAGCATCATCCCGACTTGAGTCTCCCAGCCCTTCGCAGCGGTGGGTGGGGCAGCGCCCACATCCGGCAGCGGCTCGGACACCGACACCATCACCTCGCCCGCGACCGCGCCATCACCCCAGGCGATGAAGCCGTGGATGAACGAGTACGGGTTGATGGCCCAACGGCTGTCGGACTCGACCTCGGTCTGGTCGGCGCCGAAGACCCAGTGGCCGGTCTTGTCCATCTTGATGATGGCAACACCGCCAGCCGCCGGCAGACCGGCGCTAAGAGCCTTGAGGCTGGTGGACAGGGACTGGACGGACGGCAGGTTGGCGCCGGCGAACTTAATCAAATCAGGCATCTCTACTATCTCCTACTGAAGTTTACTGAGGGCCGCAGTCAACTGCGTCCCGATGAGCACAACCGGCGGACGGGCGTCTGCCTCGTCTGCCAAGGTGTGACCGGAGCTGACGGCGGTGATGATGCCGTCGGGCAGGCTGAGTTTGGACTTCTTCAAGACCTTCTCAACCTGCGCCGGCGACTTCAGTTCAGTCGTCATCAACTCAGATTCGTCTACGCCGAGGGCGGTCAGAGCGGCGATTGCTGCCGCTTCGTCAGTCCACTGGCGGGTGGCGCGCTTCGCCACTAACTTGTACCCCGGCACACTAGCACCGTTCTCCAAGCGCTGTAAAGCCATTTGTCGCAACTGGCTAATCCAGCTTTCCAACAGGTCGGCGTTCTTCAACATCGCACCGATGAGTTCCGGCGCTACCGCATCTAGCTGCGTCTTAAGCGCCCGCTCGACCGCGCCGGTCATTGCCGGACAAATGGGTTTCGCCGGGCAGAAGCGGCACCAGTCGCCGTGCTTGATGGGTGGCTGCGGTGCCTGGGCCTGCAACACGGCGTTGCGGAGGTCGATTTCAAACACCTCCAGCCGACGGCGGCTGACTTCCCAGCGCCGGATGTGCGGCGGCTGGACGATGACCAGTTCGATGGTTTCGGCGCCGTCGAACGCCCACTGCGTGCGCGGGGTCCGCATGGCGGCGCAGGCGTAGAACATCAGCTGCGGGTTCTCTTCAGCGTCCACCGGGATACCGCTGCCGAACTTCCAATCCAGCACGACCGCTTTGCTGCCAACGCGCATCAGGACGTCAGTCGAGCCAAACGCCTCGGGGATGAAGCTGCCAAAGTCAACGTGCGACTCGACCGCGATGTCGGCGGTGTTGTCGGGGTCGATTTCATCCAGCGCGGCCAGCGCCGGCAGCACCTTCTCTTCAATGAGTTCAGCGGTCAAGCTTATGTCGTTGTACTTGGTGCCGACCAGCGACATGGGGTCGCAGCCGGTTTCGATGATCATAGCCATACAATTGTGAAGGAGAGTGCCTTCGTCCGCGTACTTGCTGCTGGGCTGGGGCGGCATCTGCGCCGCCAGCTTAACTGAGCCGGGGCAGTTGATGACGCGTTTAGCGGTGGACCCGCCGACTACTGAACTGTGCTGCATGATGATGCCTCTGTGGGGGTGAGCGGCGAGATTAATTTCGCGCCAGATGCTTGTCAACATGTTTGTGATGTTGCTACAGTGCCCACCTCGACAACAACTGGAGACGACGACAATGGATGAATTGACCAAGAAGTTTGCCGAATTCCTTGCCAGCGAATACGGCGTCAGCGGCCCGCATAGTTTTGGAAAGCTGGGCGAGGTCGCCCGCAACGGCTGGCGCGCCGAATACGTCCGCGAATGCGCTGAAGACGTGCTGGACGACATGTCTTACCTCGAAAGCACGCAGTTGTCCGCGCGGCTGGCGGCGGTGTTTGACGCGAAAGACGACCGCGCCAAGCTGACCGCGTACGCGGCGCTTGGCAAGATGATTGCCGACTTGGCTGCGGCCAAGGCTGACGAGGCTGGTGACCATTTTGTGGGTGAGGCGTGGTATCACAATTTCTTCCATGAACGCCGCGCTGAGGAGGCGCGCTACTAATGCCCGCGCGTGATACGGCCAAACTTGACCCGCACGCCGGCCCAACGGTCGGCGACAAGAGTTTTGAGTATTACTTCGTGTCGCCGCAGGATTTCCGCGCGGCGATGCAGAAGGCGAAAGCCCTAGAAGCTAAGGGGATGTTTAGGCGGGCCTGGCGGGTCCGTCTTAATCTGGACGGCCCGCAGCCGGTCGTGACGCCACCGCGCCCTGACGCGCCGCCCGCTGAACTGACCGAAGCGGAGAAGAAGGAGTTGCGCCGCAAAAAGAAGCGGCTGAACGAACTGCGGTTGAAGGCCGACAAGTTGGCCGAAGAACTGGAGGAACACGATGAGTAAGTTTGTGACGATTGAGGAGTTGGCCAAGGAATTGGTCAAGGCAGAGCCGGATGAGTACGAGTACGAGTTTATCGGGCGCATCTACGGGACGTTGGCGGGGCGGTGGGCGTTGATTGTAGAAAACAAAGCGGCATTGTGGCCCGACGGCACCGCAGTGTATGTGAAGCGGGGGAAGCGATGAACCGTGAAGACAAGGTGATCGATTTTTACATTCAAGTTGCCGACGAACTTTGCTATGGACGGGATTGGTGCGTAACGGGAGTTGACGACCCTTTGCGAAGATTTGCCGCTCTGATCGCCGCCGCTGAACGCGAGGCGTGTGCGAAAGTTGCCGATGATTACGCTGGAAACCAGCAGGCTTGGTCATGCGGCCTAGACAGTCCTGAGGAGTATCGAATGCAGGCAGGCCATGAATGCGCCGATGCAATCCGCGCAAGGGGGCTCGATGAATAACGACACCCCACCCGTCTGGGATGACCCAGAGATGGAAGCCAAACGCCAGCAGGCCCTGCGCCTGCTCGGCACCAAGTGGCTGCTGCACCGGGCGAACAGCCCGCAGAAGGGCAGCTACAACGACTGGGGGCAACGTCGTGCTTGAGAAAGTCATCGAGCGGTACTTGGTCCAGCGCGTCAAGGCGCAGGGCGGCATGGCGTACAAATTCGCCAGCGTCGCCCACCGAGGCGTCGCCGACCGGATAGTCTGTCTGCCCGGCCAGACGTGGTTCGTGGAACTCAAAACAACCGGGGGTCGGCTGTCGGAACTCCAGAAGGTGTTCCGCGAAGACATGCTGCGCTTGGGGCAAAACTACGTCGTCTTGTGGACGAAGGAGGATGTGGACCAGTGGCTGCTTACTACAACGAAATAGACCCCTTCGCCGCGCAGTGGCTTAGGAACTTAATCGCCGCTGGCCATATAGCGCCAGGTGATGTAGACGAACGGAGCATTAAAGATGTCGCAGCAGAAGACCTTAGACCATATGTTCAATGTCATTTTTTCGCCGGAATCGGCGTCTGGAGTCACGCCCTCAGACTTGCCAAATGGCCCGATGACCGACCTGTTTGGACAGGTAGTTGCCCTTGCCAGCCTTTCTCTAGCGCCGGCGCCCGACTCGGCACCGCCGACGAACGCCACCTCTGGCCCGACTGGTTCAATCTCATCCGCGAGCGCCGCCCTTCAGTCATCTTTGGAGAGCAGGTTGAAGCAGCAGTTAACCACGGCTGGCTCGACCTTGTTCAAGCTGACTTGGAAAGTGAAGACTACGCCTGCGGGGCGGTCGGTATGCCTGCTGCGGGCGTCGGTGCCCCGCACAATCGGCAGCGACTCTGGTTCGTGGCTGACACCCAACGCGAACGAGGACGCGGCGGGCAGTCTGCGCGGCAACATGCAGAAGATGTTGACGCATCAGGCGAAGGAACGCGACCCGGAGGGCTGCGCGGCTGGGATGCAGTTGAACGCCAACCTCGCCCGCTGGTTGATGGGAATCCCGGCAGGTTGGCACACTTGCGCGCCTACGGCAACGCCATCGTCCCGCAAGTCGCGCAAGCGCTCATAGAGGCGTATCTGTCATGCAACTAAGACCCTATCAAACCGCAGGCGCTGCCTTCCTGCTCGACACGCCCCGCAGCATGGTGCTGGCTCCTGTAGGGGCCGGCAAGACCGCTATGACGCTCACCGCCATCCAACACGCCCTAGCCGCCGGTGCCGCGCGCCGAGTGCTGGTGCTGGCGCCTAAGCGCGTCGTCACCGACGTTTGGCCGGTCGAGGCGCCTAAGTGGGCGCCCGGTCTGACGCTGGCGGTGGCCATAGGCTCACCGGGTGAGCGACTGGCAGCGCTGGCGTCAAGCGCTCAGGTGGTCGTGACTAACTACGACAACTTGCAGTGGTTGGCAAAGCAGCGGCTGAACTTCGACGCTATCGTGTTCGACGAGCTGACCCGGCTCAAGAACCCATCAGGCGCCAGGTTCAAGGCGCTGGAGAAGGTCATCGAGCCGATGAAGATACGCTGGGGCCTGACAGGCTCGTTCACGTCCAACGGGCTGGAGGACGTGTTCGGTCAGTGCAAAATCGTGGACCAGACGCTGCTGGGCCGGTCCAAGGGCGCGTTCCTCCAGCAGTACTTCTACTGCGTGAACCGCGAGCACCAAGAGTGGACGCCGGTGCCGGGGTCGTTGGAAAAGGTCATGGCCCGCATCAAGCCGGCGACCTTCCTGTTGGACCCCGGCGACTACAGCGACACACTGCCGCCGCTGCACACGGTCCCGGTCGTCACCCAGCTGTTCGACCGCGCACCCTACGATGCGATGAAGAAGAACTTCGTCGCCATTTTCCCCGACAGCCGGGCGCTGGCGATTAACGCCGCGACCGTGACTGGCAAGCTGCAACAGATGGCGTCGGGGTTCGTCTACGGCGACACCGGCACCGAGTGGTTCAGCAACCACAAGTTGGTGCGGCTGGACGAGTTGCTTGAAGAAAATCAGTACGCGCCTACAATAATCGTTTACAACTATCAGGCTGAACTCGCCACTCTTAAGGCCCGTTACGGCGCTCGCGCCGTCACGCTGGAGGATGACCGTGCTATCGAGCGCTGGAACGCTGGTAAAGTCGAACTTCTCCTGCTGCACCCCCGGTCAGCCGGACATGGCCTTAACCTACAGCACGGCGGGTGCAAGATGGTTTTTCTGTCGCTGCCTTGGTCGCTGGAACTCTATGAGCAGACCATCGGACGGCTGCACCGCAGCGGGCAAAAGCACGCGGTATGGTGCTACGTCTTTATGGCCGAGCAGACGATAGACGAGAAAATCTGGGCTGCGCTAGCCGATAAGCGCAGCGTGTCGGACATTGCCCAGGAGGCACTTAAATGATGACGTGGCGCGAACTGTTGGCGAATTTGCCAACGATGACCGAAGACGAAGTGAAGCAGATGCTGGATGAGGAGTGCGCCGGGGCTCGGCGCCTGACCATCATGCTGCGCCTGCACCAGCGCTACTGCACGGTGCGGATGGAGCGCGAGCGCAAGGCCATGCTGGCGTGAGCGATACGGTCAATCATCCGCCCCACTACACCGCAGGCGGCGTCGAGTGCATCGACGCGCTGGCGGCGGCCACCGTCGGTCTGGAAGGCATCGAAGCGGTCTGCACCGCCAACGCTATCAAGTACCTGTGGCGCTGGAAGCGCAAGAACGGGGTCGAGGACTTGCGGAAGGCCCGCTGGTACCTCGACCGGCTGATTAGCCTTTCCGCAGTACCTCAATTGCCGAAATAATCGCGGCAACGGCGCTCCCGATAGCGGGGAGCGCCTCGGGCGAGATGTGCAGGCCAACGGCGCCAGCGAACAGCGCTAGCCCGCGCCAGGTGCTGGGCTCTTTAGCCCGGTCGATGAAGTACTGCATGACGCCCCCTACGGTAGGTTGATGAGGTTCTCAGCAATGCGCCGGGACCAGCCTTTGCCAAACCGGCCAAACGTCTCTAGCTCGGTCATGAATTTGAGGCGCTGGCCGTTGAATACTGCGGCCAATTTGTACGGTTCCATTGCCACCACCGCGCTTAAAGTCTTGTGGCCGATGACACCATCGTCCGCGACGCCCACCGCGCGCTGAAGCCATTTGACAGCCTGCCGGACACCGCTATTGACCGCCGCGTCGAACACGGCGAAGCGAACGTGTTTCGGTAGTTCGTCGGCGCGGGCAACGTCCCAGAAGTCGCGGTGGTAGATGGCTTGGGCACGCGCCAGCGTCAGATTGGCGATGTCCTCACCCGGATAGGCGCGCTTGGATATGCCGTACTTTGTCTCGCCTCCGGGGTCTTTCGGGTCGTTAACGTAACCGCCTTCGTGCCCGATGAGTACTTTGAAAGATTCTTCAAACGTCATTTGTCCACCTTGGAGTCTAATTTGTCAAAGATACGAACCAGCATCTCTTTCACTTCGCGGATGTCTGAACGGTAATCTTCGCGCGAAATGTAAGTGCGGGGGATGTCCTCGCGCAGGCGCGAAAGGTCAGCGCGGAGTTCGATGGAAGCCTCCCACACGGAGCGGCCAAACCATCCAATAATTGCCATCACCACGCCAAGGATGATGTTAAAGAGTGTTTGATAATCCACTGT